CTCAAAAAGTGTGTAGTAAAAATTGTATATAGAAAAGCCATTATATGACACAAATATGAGAAGAACATGGAAATGCTCTTCTCTTTTTTTATGCCACAATTTAGGCATAAGGAGATGATGTTATGTTTGACGATGATGTGAGAGAAAAAATATTTGCTAAAAGTGAGTTACAAAAAATCGACCTAATGACATTATCCCTTGTCATTAAAGCGATAGAGGAAGTTTTGGAGGAAAACAAAGATGAACATGCCGTATCAGCAACCAATGATGAATTATACACCTAATTATGGAACATATCAGTACAACCCAATGGCGAGCTATCAGAGATACCAACAGCCCGAACCAACGCAAGGCATAAGTGGCAGAGTAGTACAGACAGTTGAGACTATTAATCCCAACGAGGTGCCGATGGATGGCAGTGTGGCATTTTTCCCAAAACAGGATTTAACAGAGATATACGCTAAGAGTTGGAATGCTGACGGAACAATACGCACATTGACTTTTAAACCAGCTCTAAATGGTAAGACAGACATTTTATCGAGTGACACGGAAAAGCTTGAATTTGGCCTATCAGAGAAAGCCACAGAGGGTATTATGGCAAAGCTCAACGAACTATCAGAGAAAATTGAGCAATTATCTTTAGGGGCACAAAGAAAAACTTCACGAACACAAAACAAGGAGAGTGAAAAAGCATGAATGTAATGGGAATAATGCAACAGATAATGAGCAATAACCGTGTAATGGGGAATCCGATGATTAAGAATGCAATGAGCATGGCCCAAAGTGGAAACAGCAAGGGAATTGAGCAAATGGCAAGAAACCTATGCAAGGAAAAAGGCATTAATCCTGATGATGTAATGAAGCAGATTAGAGGTAATTTTGGGATATAGCATATGAGAGAACGTGCGCACGGCTCTTTATGAAATAAATTTTGGAGGTAAAACAGATGTTCAACACAGGAAATTGTCCAAGCGTACCTATTGTGGCGAATTTGGACGGAAACAACGGAAATAACTGGAATGACGGCTCATGGCTTTGGTTCCTTATCGTAGTATTTGCGATATTCGGAAGCTGGGGTAACGGCTTTGGTGGTTTCGGTGGCACTAATGGCGGTGTCGGCAGTGAAATTCAGAGAGGATTTGATAATTCAGCAGTTATCAGCAAGTTAGACGGCATTTCCAACGGACTTTGTGACGGCTTTTATGCTATGAACAACAGTATGCTCACAGGCTTTAATGGTATTAACACAAATATCATGCAGACAGGCTACGGCATACAACAGGCAGTAAACGCTGATACAGTTGCTAATATGCAGAATACCAACGCTTTACAGGCACAGCTTGCGAACTGCTGCTGCGAGACGAGAGAAGCTATTCAGGGAATTAATTACAACTTAGCGACTAACACTTGTGCTTTGCAGAACACAATGAACAATAATACAAGAGATATTATTGACAGCCAGCAGGCAGGAACAAGAGCCATTCTTGATTACTTATGTACAAAGGAAAATGCGGATTTGAGAGATAAGGTGCAGAAACTTGAACTTTCTGCTTCACAGGATAGACAAAATGCACTTCTGACTACTGCAATGACGGCACAGACACAGCAGATTGTCAACTCTGTAAATCCTACGGCTATTCCAGCTTATGTTGTGCCTAACCCAAATGCTTATGCATATGGCTGTGGTTGCAATACCGGCTGTAATTGCTAAAAATGAATAATTGAGTATCTTAATTGAGTTTAACTCAATCTAAACCGATTAAAAATCATTTTTAGTCGAGGCTTAGTCCAAGTTTAGTCGAGAGTTAGTCGAGATTATGTCTGCTAAGCAGTATTACTTATAACCCAAGGGCAGACTATAATGTTTGCCCTTATTTTGTGAAAGAGAGGTAAAGATAATGGAAATAACAGGAATTGCATTACAGACTGTTTCGGCCGGAGAAGATGTTGCATTTACAGAGACAGCCGTAAACGGAACAAAATGCATCGTACACAGGACCGGAAGTGGAATTATCAAGTTAAGAGGCATTACTAATCAGTGTAAGGCTAGATTTTTAGTATCTTATAGTGGAAACATTCAGATACCTACAGGCGGTACAGTTGGAGCTATTTCGCTTGCCATTGCAGTAGACGGAGAGCCTTTACAGTCAACACGAATGATTGTAACACCGGCAGCAGTACAAAATTTATTTAACGTTTCGGCTCAGGCATACGTTGATGTACCTTGTGGCTGTTGCAGTACTGTAGCGGTGCAGAATACATCAACACAGGCTATTGAAGTACAGAATAGCAACTTAATCGCAGTAAGGGAGGCTTGATGATATGCATAAATGGGCTAAACAGATAATGGAATGCGTCAAGGCTAAAGTTGACGGAATTGGAATTGACAATTTTGAGGGACAAAATCTTGACGATTTAAAGGATTTTACCGAGATTGTTAAGAACATCGTAGAATTTGACAAGGAATATCTGATTGTTGAAGCTATGGAAAATTCAAGAGACGATTACAGGAGATACACCGAGCCACTATATCACATGCCGGTAAACTACAACGACATGGAGTATATGCGTGACATGGATAAGAGCCGAGGCAAGATGTACTACTCTGAACCGATTGCACCACATGTGAGTGAAAGCAATTATGACAGAGCAAAGAGACATTATACCGAGACAAAGGAAATGCACAAAGGAGCTTCTACAGAGGATAAAGAGCATAAAATGAAAGCCCTTGACATGTACATCCGTGAATTAAGCGGAGACATATCGGAGCTTCTGAATGACATGACACCCGATGAACGCAACCTTTTGCGCACCAAAATGAGCAATCTTGCGTCAAAACTGTAATTATTAAGGCTATGGGTAGTAATGCTCATAGCCTGTTTTTCGCACATTGATAACTGAATATTGGCTAGTGAAAAATATTTTAAAATAATGCTTGACAATATGGTGTGACATAAATATAATAAAGGTGTGACAAGAAAGGAAGTGATGTTTATGTCACCAGCAGGCAGACCTAAAGTTGGCAATCCGAAATCAAGCAGATTTAGTATCAGACTTGATGAGGAAACAGAAAGAAAGCTGAAAGCCTATTGTGAACAGCACAATTTTACAAAAGGTGAAGCCATCAGAAGAGGAATACATTTACTTTTAGATAAAACGGAGGCTATTCATGAAAAGACAAAAAATAGGAACTTTTAACAACCTTAAAAATGGAGATTTGATAATCAGCCCCATTGATAATGAGGTCACTCAATATTATATAGATAAAGACGGAATAAAGTATTTATCTAGCAAGAACTCATTGTTTGGCATATTTCAATTTGATGCCGAAGATTTTTATTTTTATAATGGGGAAAAGAAATGTGGAGAAATAGATAAACACTATTTTCTCTAGTAAAAAGCCACTAGCTGATATTCGGTTAGTGGCTTTTGCTTTATTCAGAAAGGAGTATACAGGTGTTTATTAATGTTAATGATATATTGTGGCACATACAATTTAAAAAGCCCACATCAAGCGAATTAAGGCGGTCTGACGGCACTATAAGTTTAGGAGTAACCGACAACACAACCAAGACAGTAACGATAGCTGATAATGTGTCTGATTACATGGCCGACAAGATACTATGCCACGAGCTGGTGCATGTGTACTCATTCTCATACGGCTGTGACATTGACATAGAGACAGAAGAAATAATCGCAGACTTTATGAGCTTGTACGGACGGAATATTGTATACACGGCTGACAGAATATTTGATTTATTGGAGCAAAAATATGGATAAAATAGACAGACTATTAGAATACATACACCGGACTAATCCAGAAATGACACGGCAGAAATTGATTGAGAAACTAGGGGAGAGCGACTACAGTGCCAAGAGCATTTATTTTTTGGCGATTCAAAATTCAAAAAAATCCTAAAATATTTTGATACCCCCCTACCTTTGACTTTTTTGATTTCAAAAATCCGTTCGCAAAATTTTACAAAAACTTGTCGAGAACTTGCAAAGAACTCGCACCACACTTTAATTGAGTGAAGTTTTCTGAAAATTCAAACATTTTCCGTGAATTGGTGCGCCCAGCTCGTAACATGTCACGCCCAACACGGCTTGACGGCTTGCAATGCTATAATTATATTTTTAGGCATTGTAAACGGCTTGTTTTACGGCTTATTTTAGCGCACTTGATAAAATCCATGTTAGCACGCTTTAAAGCCCTTAAAACGTCAAATACACGGCTTTAAATGTGTATATCATAAAATCATAGAATATTTTTATTAATTTGTCAATGTACTACACCCGGACTTATAGCCGGACAACTTGCGACAGCTCCAACGGCTGCACGCTTGATTTTAAGCACGCTAAAAAGGGATATAATAATATCCCTAATGGTAACGCGTGATATATTTTCCGGCTTGATAGTCGCAAAAAAGCGTAACCGGGTGAACGTGCGCGCGCTTTTCTACAACTTGCAACCATTCACCGGACCTTTGAACCGTAATTTTTAACTCGTGTGACTCCATCCATTCTATACAGTCGTATTTGATATAACTAAAGTCGCTTATTTTTGGCATTTCATAGCCTAGCGCCTGAACGCGCTTATATATTTCTTTTTTTCCTAAATACTCATAATTAGACATAATACACCCCCTATCTATAACAAGCCTTAATTATTGGGCTTATATAGTTTTTATGCTGTAGATAATTGGAGAAGGCCGTCCGGCGGTATTCCTTGCCACTAATAAGTGCAGTAACATCGTCGCACGCGCCCGACTCTGCGACAGCTCTAAAAATATCTGTTATCGCTTTGCGTGTGGCGCGCTCGCTTGCCTGATATTCCGGCGCGCTTTGATATTTGCCATTGTAGCGTGCTCTTATTTCACACTCTACAGCATCAAGCGTGGTTAGTTCACTATTATCCATTCATTAACCCTCTTTTCTGTTTTAGTGCGTGGTTTATAGATTACTTTTTGACCTTTTCGCGGTCTGTCGTGCGTTAATCTGTTTTTATTAGGTGGTAACGTAAATCACCTATAAGGGCGCACAATTATTTGTTCAGGCGTTGCACCTCTTGAGCCTGATATAAATATAAAGGCATTTACAAAACCTCTTGACGCGATTATTTACCGGACGCGCGGACGGAGTGCAATATATACGGCCGTAAAGCTGTATAAAAGCACCTATAAATTAAATACATTAAATTAATAATATAAGACCTGAAAAGCCTTATATATAAAGCTAATAGCCGGACTTGCACTGGCTGGAATACCTTTGTTAATTTGTATTGCTATTAGCTAAATAAAAACTATGTTAATTGTATCCGTCAAATTGTAGAGCTTTTCACAATTAGCATTGCAAAGAGCTTCTTTTTTGTCGTTGTCTGAAATATGCAATTAGTTATATTCATAATATCCGCTCTCATAATCAAACATATATTTGCACCTCACAAATTAATAAAAAAATAAAAATAAACCGCCATACCCAATTACAAGGCATGATGCAAAAAGCCCGAAAGCCTTTAAAAGTTCGATTAAATCTCTCATAGTTGCGCCCCCTAACAATAACAAAAATCACCTTGTAGCCCGGTTGTAATAATCATTTTCCCATCCTTACGGCGGTAAACTACACCGCAACCGCCACCACTTAAAGACCATACAAGCCAGCCGGCCGGAGTTATTTTTTTATGCTGCTTATAATCGTAAAAAGCATAATGCGGTTTTATTCCGCTTTTTTCCTGTTCAAGTGCATTGTTTATAATTTCGTCGTCCGTTAATAGCAACGCTTTTCCGTTTTTCTGTCGTCCGCAATATCTCATATATTTACACCTCTTTAATATAAAGCCGGTGAACTTGCACCGGCTTAAATGCTAATTACTCGTTGTCATCGTCTTTCCAACTTGCCGGAACTCCGTTCCAAGGTGTGCCGAAATGTGTTACACCTAAAATATAAAGGTCTAAAGGCTCGCAATAATAAACGAGTTCGTTGGTATATTCGCTCAATCTCTCGGCGTCGCTGTCGTTGATGATAAAATACTGAAATACATCTAAGTAAAAATCGTCCTCTTCGTTGTAGTCGGTACCACAATAAATATCGAAATCAAAACCGTTTGAGATTAAAGCTGGCATGATGTCATTATTTAATACTAAATCATCACAACAAAACTCGATCATTGACTTATAATCTTTTCTTGTCTCTTTTAATGTCTCTAATACTTCTTTGCTCATGGTTTACACCTTTTCCCACGTATGTTATAATATACGCGCCTTTCAATTATTATTTTGTTTGGTGCCTGTCGTTTTGTTGGAAGCTCTGCGACAGGCTTTTTATTTTGTGTTCTTACATTGTCTTTAGTTCGTTTGCTTTGCAAACATATTTTGCAATCAGTTTTTCGTTACTGCTGATTTGCTTTAATTTCTCAATCCTGTTATTAATCTTATTGGTAATATACGACAACCATTTGTCAAACTCTTCTTTGCTGTGCGCTTCTTTTGACGCTACGCCATCAGCAAGATAAATAAAATCTTGGTCAAGTGCTTCTGTAAGGCTTTTCACTGATACAAACATATTTTTTACCTCCATATTGTAAACTATTTTGTTCCTTGTCTTTCGACTTGACTAAAGTATATCAAACATTAAGCACTAATACAATTGGCATAATACATAAAATTAAGCACTAATACTTACACTGCTTTTGTGCATTTTGATTAAGCACTAAAAATATATTGATATTAAGCACATTTTATAATATAATAATATAAATAAATGTAGAAAAGAGGCGTATTAAATGGATAATATAAAGGAAATACAGGCAAAGAAAAATCGTGAAGCCGTCAAAAAGTGCATGAAAAATAAAGATAGAATAAATATTATTCTGCCTTTGGGAACAATAGACAGAATAAATGCATACGGACTAAAAACAAGTGCTTTTGCCCGAGAACTTATTTTATCGGAACTTGACAAAATGGATAGAATGAAGAAATAACCATATTACATATAAGGCACTAATATATAGTGGTAAGGGTGTAAAATGACAAGGCAAGAAGTAACCGCAAAAATATCACAGCTCATCAATTATAATGTTAATAAAGAGGGCATAACCTGCAAAGAACTTGCAGCACGAAAAAAATTAAATTACAAATCGATTAACGCATATGCTAACGGCTCAAGAATACCGCGCTTACGTAATTATATTATAATATATGCAATGTTTGCGGATAATTTAACGAGGTGCGAGGCGGAAAAAGTAGCAACTAAAACAATTAATAGTTTTCTCGATGAGATTGCAATTTTATTTTCAAAAGGCTATAGATATGCGGATTTTGAGCAGATAACAGGAATCCCGGACGCAATTTTTTATAAATATAGGAAAAGATTAGTTAAAGATGTATCATTATTGCATGCGATAATTATAATTAAGTGCTTTAATCTAAATTCCAAAATTCCGGGCTTGATTGATTAAGCACAAAATGTATAAAAAGGTATTGACAAATTAAGCACTAATACATATAATGTACTTGTAACAAGTCAACAAGTTTGAAAGGAGATAAAGCATGAGCAAATTTAAATTGATGACAGAAGAACAAAAAGAAGCGATTGAGTGGCTAAGAGTTCAAAAGGAATTTTTAAGCGACAACAAAAGGGATATTTTTATCTCCGAAAGTGGCAATTATCCGCTTATAGTTGATTTATTAAGCGAGACAAGCGTTAACAGTATTAACAATTGCTTGAGTGGCTGCAATTTGCCCGTAATTGGCTTTGAGCCGGTTGAAGATGTGGCAGACGATAGAACGTATAAGTTGGACGGCTTGAGCTACGAAGAGGCTGAAAGTCTTGCACTTGGATATATGGGCCGTGCAGACAAGTTAATTGATAAATACCTGGATAAATTCAAAGTCGAATAGATAACAAAAAATCAATAATTGGAGGTATAAAGAGTATGAGAAACTTTTTGATAACTAAGAAAACATATAAATGTGGCAAGCTTGCCGGCTTTGAAATCCTCGGAATGGTTCAGGGCGATTATTCTCCGGCATTCGATAAAGAGACCGCAAAAAAGTTATTCGGCTGTGAGTATGTGGATGTTTTAGAGGTCCCGGAAAAATGTCATATCAAAGTATTATAAAATTAAATATTGTTTTTAAAAAGTCGGTTTTTGTGGCCGGCTTTTTATTTTTATATAATTAATATATATGTGCAATGCGGTATATATTAATCAATACAGTTGTTATTATATACCCAATAACTCTATGTATTGACAAAATAAGTATATTTGATTATTATTATTTTAATTAAATTAATAAGCGGATGCCGGTAGCCCGTACTGTTTGGAATTGCTCCAAGCGGTGCGGGCTTTTTTATTTTATGATTTTGAGGTGCTAAAATGGAAAAAATTAAAGGAAATATAACTAAACATTTAATTGCCGATTTTGGCACTTTCCAGCTTTACCGCGAGGATTTCGAGAGGGCTATAGAACAGGCTTGTCAGGAGCTGCAAATTGACGACTTGAAAAGCGAGGGCCAAAGGCCGTGGAAAGCTGTTTGTAAAAGAGTCGGTGAAATTATATTTAATGACAATAGTATATTAAAAGACAAACAGTTATATAATAATACATGTATGTTAACTAACTACAACAGATATAATTATAATATATTAAATAATATATGTGATGAATATATATATATTAGCGATAAATATAATAAACTATGTAGTACTGTTGCATTTAGTAATTGGTGTAATATTGATTGCGGCGTTATAGATAATTGGAGACTAAATAAAGAGTCAAGTCCTAAAAGTTATGAGATTTGGGAAAAATTGCAAGGAATCCGTAAAGATTGTATCAAAGATAGAGCATATGACAATAAATCCCCTGTCGGTGCTATGTTCGTTGGCAATAATGAATTTGGCATGAATCAGCCGGGAATTGGCTACGAGGCTACACAAGTGAGAGCATTAACCGCTAATGAATTACCACAGTTAGGCGGTGCAAATAGTCAGAATATTAAAGCACTATCAGGTGATAACATGGTTGATAATGCCAAGTAATTGTATATACAACAGATACAATTCTAATCCCTTGATTTATAAGGCTTTGAGAGCTATCGAATTATTACAACTATGCACAAAACAGTTGTTTAGCGAAGAGTTGAAAGCATAGAAGTGAATTGTACATGCAATAGATACAATTTAAAATGCTTGATGTTTGAGGGCTGAACGGAGTGCGCATTGGATGCCCTGGGGGTCTACAGGAAAAGCAGCAAACCGCCCCACTTAGCCCCTCAAATATCCGCCAAAACAAAAAGACTCTTACTCATACCTTAATCGCACCAAGCAGTATTTATTATTATAACATAAGTTATATATTAATTAAACAACATACACAATAATAATATATATACATACAACTACGATAAAATATTAGTTATATATAATATATAACAGTAAAGAACTTCGTAAGTATAAAAACAAATAGAAGGGGATGAGAAAATTGCTCAAGAGCTTCAAAACGGAAATCAATCCGACAGTCGAGCAAAAAATCAAGATTAACAAGACTATTGGCGCTTGTAGGTACGTCTATAACTTCTATCTCGGTCACAACAAAACTTTACACGATAAGGGTGAAAAGTTTATGAC